GCAATGGGGTGGTGGTCATGGGCGCCCCCTGAGCGTCAACGGATTCAGCCTAGCTCAAAAGCATTCCACCTAACTTAATAAAGGGCGTAGTTCGAGCTGAATGCCATGCCGCCGGCGGCCTCGTAGCGCTTCCGGATCTGGTGCCAGGGCTCGCCCATCTTCACCCCTAGCGCCTTGGCCTCGGCCGTGCGGCTGACCACGCAGCCGTCGTTATTGCTCAGCACCACGATGGGCGTGCGAGCAAGCTCCGGGCGGAAGACACGCTCGCAGCTACAGTAGAACGAGTTGCAGTCGATCAGGGCGAAGGCGCGGTCAGCCACTGGCGCGCCCTACCCTACACAGGCCGATGTAGACGCCCCAGATCTGGAACTCCTCGGACTCCATGATGTAGCGCGGCGGGTACTGCGGGTTGGCGGACAGCAGGATTACCTGGTGCTTGTCGCCGCCGAGAATCTTCAGCAGGGGCTCGCCATTCACGCAGGCCACCACGACGTCGCCACGGCGTGGCGTGAGCGCCTTGTCGACTAGCACCAGGTCGGCGTCATGGACACCCAACCCCTGCAGGCTGCTGCCAGCTACTCGCACGAGATAAATCTGCGGGCGATGCAGGCCGAACAGCTCGTCCAGCGATATGCGCTGCTCGAGGTGGTCCTGGGCGGGGCTTGGGAAACCGGCCGGGACGGACGGCAGAAAGAAGGGAATGGTGACCGACGAGGGCGCGACGGGGCCGAGGATGGTAACGCTGTCCACGGTTCAATGCCTGAGCTAACTGTATATAAATACAGTATTGGCGAATCAGACAGCCGTCAATGTCGAACGACAGGAGATGGGTAGATGTGCGGGAGGTTCGACCAGCATGCAGGACTATCTGCGGGAACAGGAGATGATCGGCCTGGTCGGTGAATAGCCTATCGAGCGCTGCAACGTGGCTCTGAGCACCCTGTGCAGCTGCTTAAGAGCACCCGCCAGCGGCCTAGTGCCCCCCCCCCCAGTACGCTGGCGATCGATGCAGCCCAGAGCCTGAACAGCACTGGCAGCCATCGAGCAGACAGCCTCATCCAGCCCCGCCCCACACCGCAGCACCTTAAGCAAACGCCCCATCAGAACCTGTCAATGGAAACGCCTACCCATATCAGTAAGAAAATAAAAAAGGCCTCACGGCATACACCGCGAGGCCTTCCTAGTGCATTTACACTCAGACCATCAAACTGCCCCAAGCACACTGATCTTCTCGATCATGTCCCGACAGGTCAAAAGTACCGTCTCAGCCTCTTCTCGTTGAATTTCATCATCCAGATGGTAGTCTGCCTTAACACGTTGCGCATGCATCGCCTTCAGCTTATAGGACAACTGCCGATGCTTGAGAACAAGCTCCCGCCCACCTACCATTTGTTCAGCAAGAAAGTCCACTAATTTTTTGTGTGTGCTTCCAGAACACGCCGATATTGGAACTTCACTTAGCGTATCCGCATATGCTATTGCCGCACTATACAAGCCGTAATACGCTCGACTAATACCAGCCCTGAATGATATTTCCTCACCACCCTCAAGGGCACGGCTTGCCTCTCCAATAAAATCCATTGGGGACACCGGCATAATTTAAGCTTCCAACTCCTCATGAAGCTTCATAAGCTTCGCGTCACCCACAGGAACAAAAGCATGCACAATTTTGTTCCAGACTGAGAACTCAATATCCTCCGCGACTAGGCACGCCAACTCATCGGACATTTGGACCAGCTCCGATGGCGACGCGTCTACCTTGAGCTGACAAAACAGATAGCTTGACTCGTGATCAGAAATCAAGCTACCAGACGCACCAATCAGCTCCTTGGAATGACTTCGAACTACATCTTCGACCTTTGCAAAAGCCGACACAAAGTCAGCCTCTCGAAGATCAAGAGCAGCCATTTGATCCATCAGAGTAAAATTGATTGCAATCAAATGCCTCTGCGTAATTGAATCATCACCAGTAGCAGCAATATATCTCTCAACAGCTTCCTGAAAGCATGAAACCCTACCAGTGTAAAAAGTAGTGTTTGCAAGCTTTAGCAGCAGAAGCCTGTTGGCTGGATCTTTTCGGAGTGCTGCCAAGTAGTTGTCGCAGGCATCGATAAAGCGCCCAAGACGTTTTAGCGAAACAGCAAAGTTCTCGTAAAATCGAGCTTGACCACCACTAGCAGCAATTGAGCGACGGTGGCAATCCATACTGTCTTCGGGAGACCCAAGACAAGCGTGGAAAACCCCCTGGACCATTAAACCGGTCGCCATATCGACACGCTTCAACGCTTCAATATCACGTCGAAGGCTCGCAATTTGGAACTCTGTAGGAGCTGAATCCATTTCGCTTAAAGCATTGAGACGCTCAATAATGTCGTTCGACGTCGTTTGAGGCTGAGCCATCTGCGCTCCTGCGAAACCCCCGCGGAAATCAACTTATCCACAGGTTGCTAACATTTTTTCCACAATTCCTGTTGACATTAGAGCTTTTCAACCGTACGCAAGTCAACCTGTAGGCACATACAGTTGACGCTGCATAGCAGGCTGGGATGCAGAAAAAAGGCCGCTAGTAAGCACGTCTACTAGGCATAACACCTGCCTCAAGCTGCCATGACCATTTGCGGCATCAGATTGTTATAGCCCATCAAACAGCCCGCCAAGAGCAGTTGGCACCCAGTTCATGATCACCAGCTCCCCGCTCACCTCGGCCATGCCCTGCCGCTGGTTGGTGTTGCTGTAGCGGATGTCGATGCGCTCCATGTGGAAGCCAGCGAACGCCTCGCGGATATCGGGGTGGTCGTTGATGCTCACCATCACCTTGCCCTTACAGCGCAGCATGAAGTCGGCCATCGCCTGGTACTGATCGAAGGGGAAGTCCACGCCATAGCCCTCGGTCTGCCAGTAGGGCGGGTCCATGTAGAGGAAGGTGTGGGGGCGGTCGTACCGCTCGGCGCATTCCAGCCAGGGCAGGTTCTCCACATACACACCGGCTAGGCGCTGCCAGGCTGCGGAGAGATTCTCCTCGATGCGCATGATGTTGGGTGCCGGCCCGGTGGTGGCCGTGCCGAAGTTCTGCCCGGCCACCTTGCCGCCGAAGGCGTGGTGCTGCAGGTAGAAGAAGCGCGCCGCGCGCTGGATATCGGTGAGGGTCTCCGGCCGAGTGATCTTCTGCCACTCGAAAAGCTGCCGGCTGGACAGCGCCCACTTGAATTGGCGCACGAACTCTTCGACGTGGTTCTGCACCACTCGGTAGAGGCTCACCAGGTCGCCGTTGATATCGTTCAGCACCTCGACAGGCGCCGGCTGTGGGCGAAGGAAGAAGAGCGCAGCGCCGCCGGCAAAGACCTCGACGTAGCACTCATGGGGCGGGAACAACGGGATAAGGCGATCGGCCAGACGGCGCTTGCCGCCCATCCAGGGGATGATCGGTTGGGTCATGTGCAAACCTTTTTACTGTATGAATGAACAGTGCTAGGCTCGCGCTCGCTTCGTGCACGAGGCGGGAGCCTTGGCTGGGCTTGCAGGTACGGTCTGCGAGTTCGGCAGCCGGCCCGGGTGTTGGCGCACCCTGGCCGGCTGCTCTCTTCATTGCGTGAGCGAATCGTAGGAGGCCTCGCAGGCCTGCCCCCTCACTCGGTTGTCGTCGGCGGCAGCAGCATAGAGTCCAGCAGCCGCTCCAAGCCGGCCGAGCAGGTCGGCACGCATTCGGGCGCCGGCTTCTGCTGCCGCGCTGAGCTGGGCAGTGATGGCATCACCGCACTGGCGGGCTCGCTGCTCAGTCTCTGCGTATCGTTGCTGCAGGCGCTGCAGAGCATCACCAGCCCGAGCAGCATCGCCTTGCGCCTGACCAAGTTTCCCTTGAGCATCTTTCTCTACCCCTTCGGCCGCCACCTGGCGGCGCTTCGTCTCAGCCAGAGCCGCCACCGCCGCCCGGCGATCACGCTCGGCCACCTCGGCGCGGTATCCGCTGTGTGCAGCCTGTTCGGCCACCAGCTCGCCTCGCAGATTCGCCAGACGCAGCTCCTCAACCACTATCCACAGTCCAAGGACAACGGCCAGCCAGGCCCACAGCGGGACCACCCGCACCCACGCCATCACCGCACCACCTCCAGCGCCTGGGCGTAGTTCTTCGCCCACTTCTGCCGCAGCTCTGCGCGCTTCGCCGCCGTGCCGCGGGTGAAGGCGCCGGGGCGCCAGGTGCGCAGGTAAAGCTGCCAGGCGCCCTCTTCGTCACCGAGGCCCGGCAGCTTGGCTGGATCGGTGTAGAGCAGCAGCCGCGCCAGGCCGGCGGCCAGCACGTCGTCGTGCTCGATCGCTTCCCAGACAGCACGCGGCTGCGCCGGCACGCCACGCACGGCGCACAGCCCGCGCGCCAGGTCCTGCACGTCCTGGTTATGGAAGCCGAGCAGGCCGGCGACCATCCCACCGCCCTGCTCGCCCTGCCACAGTGAGCGCGCCAGGCCATTGCCGTGCTGGCGGCGGTGCTTGAGTTCGGACTCCTGCAAACCGATCGCCAGCAACATCAGCTCGGCCTGCGGGCTGGTCATCTTCGCGGGCAGCAGCAACAGCGCCTCGGCCACCGGGCCGTTGCGGACTTCTCTTGGGGTCATGAATCCTCCAGGCACAAAAAAGCCCGCACAAGGCGGGCGGTTGAATTGGCGCGGCAGGCGGGGTTCAATCCGCCGGCACAAGTTGAGAGGTGGTTATGGGTAACAAGCTGGTACGCCAGGGCCTGGCTAGGCGGGTGGCGCGGCAGTTCGCAGCGGCGCAGGTGCTCGATGCCGAGGCAGCGGCCGAAGCGTTCGCCGAAGAGGCACTGACGGCCGAGGAGCGACTGGCAGCCCATGCCGAGTTGCGACGCATTGCTGGCGCGCTGCTGGCTCCCAACCTCGAAGACCACCCAGGCTAGGATTCAGAGCCGCGCCTGGCGGGCGTGAATTGGCGGTCTATGCTGCTATCACCCAACGCAAGGAGGCGATGAGATGCGCGGACTGACGCTTACCCGTACCACCGGCCAGCAGATCCACCTGAAGGCGGACGCCGGCATGACTGCCGAAGAGCTCCTCGAGGAGTTGCAGGGCGGAATCATGATCACCCTGCTGGAGTACCGATCTGGCGCCGCCAGGATCAACATTCAGGCGCCAGGTTGCATCGACATTCTCCGCCCGGAATATCATCGACTCGACGAGGTTTGTTAGCCCTACTCCGGCCAATCCACCTCAACCGCGCCAGCGCGCACCTGGTCCTCCAGGGCCTGCCGCTGGCCGATGATCGTGCCGCTCAGCACCGCGAAGGCTTCGGCCTTGGCCAGAATTCGCCGGATCAGCTCCTGCTCATCCAGCCCGCGCGCAGCAGCCAGGGCGGATACCAAAGGCCCTCCGCCAGCTCGCGCCTCCGCCTCCTGCTTGTCCCAGCTCAGCACCTCGGAGTCGGGGTAGTCCCGTCGCAAGGCGGCCAGCCTGCGGTCGCACTCACTACGCAGCAACCGCAGCAGCTCTTCCTGGGTTCTCGGCGCAGCTTCGGGCTTGCCCAGGTCAATCCACTCACCGCCTATCAGTTCGCCTGTCTCCGGATTCACCTCGCCGCCGATGTACACCGGAGTCCAAATTCCCAACGGCAGCGGGTCGGCCGTCCAGAAGTCTGCTTCGGGATCAACCGGGCGGCCGTCCTCGCCGATGACCGTGTCGCAACTGAACCTTCTGTCCTCTCTAATCCCATGCTTTATGTTCATGCCGCCACGTCGAACCATATCTGATCAAGGGGTAAGTGACCTTCTGTGAAGGGGTAAGGCTGGCTGGCAGCGGGGGTAACCAACACCAGCGTTCCGTCAGTGTTCACGAATACCAAGCAGTAGGCGAAATGCAGCGGACTGTCGGAATCCCAGAAGACTTGGAACGCCTTTCTCTTGGCCGGACGAAAACCAACTGGCAGCGTCGCAATGGTCGTGACGTTCACAGTTGCGTTAGTGGCATGGGTACCTGCCAGCGTCACTTTGCCGCGCAGCCTCACAACATCGCCCACCTTGGCGTAGGAGGGCCGGCTGTAATCGGCTGCGTCCCCGGCCGAATCCCATGTGTAAGGCGCCAACAGGGTCAGGTTGGTGTAACTGGCCGCGCTCAGGCCGTTGATCTGCGCCTGCAGCTTGCCGATGGCAGCCAGCACCGTATCGGTGGCCGAAACTGCAGCAGCTGACACAGTGCTAAGCCCGGTGAGCACCGCAGCACGAACCGCCGCCGCCAGGTCTTGCCAGGTCTTGTCGCCGCGCCAGAATTGCGCCGTGCTGCCCGCTGCTATCGCGTCCTGCTTGGCCGCCGGGTTGAAATTACCCGAATGCCAGAGTTCCGCCCAACTACTCCAGTTGCCGTTTACCTCGCAGCGAAGAAAAGCCCTGGTGTTGGCGTCACTAGGCGAGGCTCCCGGCGTCTGGACACCTAGTTGCCAACCGTAAGTCGCGCCGAAACGCACGTTGAGGGCCGCCATAGGCGCGTTCGCAGATATTTGAGGCGGGTAGTTTACGGCGGCGGAGTTGTTGTCGTTTTTGACGATTCCGCAGTATTCGGAGTCGTTGTTGTAGTCGTTCCCGGTAAGGGTCTGCGCAGTACCCATCCAACCGCCCGCGCCGGTGAGTAAAACACTGCCTGCGGTGGTGTCTTTCGGGCCGGTCTGCTTCACCAGGTCGTTGGTGCGCCACAGCCGCTCGCTGGTCGTGTCCGTTGCGGATGTGGTCGCTGGGCGCGTTGCAGCTGTACCCAACCCCAGCAGCGTCCGGCCAGCAGCCTGGTCCGCTGCTGCCGCGAACGACCGGCCGAACACGGTCAGGTCGTAGACCGACATGGCCCCGACACCAGTGAAGTACGGCGCCTTGTTGGCCGCACCAGTCAGGCCCGACAGAGCACTCAGGTTCGCCGAACCCGCCTGGTAGTTGGCCGGGTAGGCCACGATGGTGCCGGAGCTGTTGGTCACATACAGGTCGAAGCCAGTGCCCACGCGCACCAGGTAGATCGAATCGGCCACAAGGGTGGATGGCAGTGCGGCGACCACCTTGTAATGCTTGATCGTCGCCATAGGTTCACCAGTTCGCGCCGTCCCACTCCGCCGGGATCGGACTGCCATTGAATCGAAGGAGGCCGCCGACCTCCCCGAACTTGTCCAGCGTCGCCTTGTTGGCATGCGTGTGCGATGCCGACACGGCGCTGTCGATCTGGGCCGGCGTCGAGCTGGGGCCGCCGACAATCGCGGCCCAGGTCAGCGTCACGTCCATCGACTCGTACTCGGCCACCTTGATCCAGGTGCTGGTCGAAGGGTTCCAGGCGTACATCGCCGCGCCGGCATTCACAGTCGGGTCGGCGCTGGCGTCGGCCACCAGCACGAACACCGCCTGCGTCAGGCTGGGCTCCAGCGCATCCCGCGCGGCGATATCGGCGGCATACAGCACAGGCGCGCCCGAGGACGGCAGGCTGCTCAGCGCATCGGCGATCAGCGCATTGATCATCGCGCTGTTGCCGATGGCCTTGGCCTCGCCGGCGGCGTTGGTCAGGTAGGACTCGGTGTACCCCGAGTTGAGGACGAAATAGAGGCTATCCGGCTCCAGCGTGCCGGGCAGCGAGGTGACTTTGTAGAATTTGACCAGGGCCATAGCGGGTTCCTGCGGTAGTGATTCACCAATCTTTTTGCTGCCAGGCGGCAGCGCCTTCGCCGGGCGGGCCCGGCGGGCCCTGGCTGCCCTGCTCCACCAGCAGCACCTCCTGCTGCTGCAGGCTCACCAGGTACTCGCGCTCAACCTCGGCCGTCTCGCTGTCGGTGAACTCCAGGACTGCCAGGTAGGCGCCGTCATCCATGGCAGCCCCCCGCTTTCGCCGGGCCGCCCTCGAAGTAGCGGGTGATCGTGCCGTCAGCGAACTCCACCTCGAAGGTGTACCGCCAATCGTCCACCAGCAGCGCCGTCTGCGCGGGCGTCAGCACGCGCGTAACGGTGCCGGGAGCTGGCCGCTCCAGGCCGGTGCCGATCTCCAGCACCAGGTCATCACCCTGCAGGCCGCTGAAGCGCATGCGCACCTCAGCGGAAGCGATATCGACTGGCAGGCGGTAGATCAGCTGGCCACCCTCAGGGCGGGCGCCCTCGGCGGAAACCGCGTTCACCTCCAGGGTGTTCTCATCCAGGCGCTTGGAGCGGTGCGGCAGCGCGTTGGGCGGCTCTCGGTTGATGGCCGGCAGGCCAGCTACGCCGCGCACCCACACCGGCCAGTCGCCGGCCAGGCCATGCTGCGGCACGGAAAGCACGGCAGGTGCCCCGCTGATCTGCGTGATCAGCTTGTAGGCGTAGTCCGGCTGCATCAGCCGCACGGTGTCGCGGTAGGTCGTGCCCGGAACAACGGGCAGGTCCTGTCGAATGGGCTGCATATCTTCTCCGGCATATCAGGCTTGCAGGGTGGTAATGCCCTCGGGAACACCGAGAGCAATGTGCACAGGCGTGCTGCCCGCACGTTTCTCGATGGTGAGGCTTGCCCCGTACTGGAAGCTGGACTGGTCGAGCGCAGAGAGCGCGAGCGCTTTCACGACTGCCCCGTTGATGCGCGCGGTCAGAGTCCCCGCCGCGATACTCACGTCCAGAACCACAGCCGACGTGCTGAGGCTCACCGCTGTTGGCTCAAACACCATCTCGACCGCATCAGCCGGCAGCCAGCCCACCGACCAGGTGCTGGCCGACAGATTCCGGTCAACCACGAAAAGAATGTTCGCGCACGGGGTCAGGCCCACAGCCACATAGAAGTCCTCGACGGCACCTGGAAGCGCCCCCAGCTTCACCGGAATGCTCATGCTGGCGGTGTCGATCTCCGACATTGGCAGGCTTGGGTAGGCAGCGATCACAGCGGCCGCTTGCCCGATGCTGGTGTCCCCTGTGGTCAGGCTCAATCCATCTGCCGTGCGCACAATTCCGCCGTTCTCGCCATCAGGCGCGTAGAGCACCATGTCGCCAACGTATAGCGGCCCGACCACCGGGGCAGTTGTCAACCAGTCCAGTCCGTACAGGCTGCCGATAGAGGCCGAAGAGTTGTTCACCACTGCAGCGCCTATCCCAGACAGCGCTACGGCGGTCACTGGCCTGCCGGCGAAGACGCCCTCGGCAACACGGCCTGCGAAGTTCGCCCGACTAAAGAACCCAGCACCTCCACTCGCAACCTCAACCCACCCTGTACCAGGGCGCAGCGCGAACTGCTTGTCGGGGTCCGTAGGCAGTGGAGCAAGCGGCGCCAGAGCCCCCAGAGCCGCATACATCTGGCTGATCTGGCCGGCAGTGAGCGCGCAATAGATCAGGCTGCCGGCTGGCCAGGCCTGATCTGCAGTATTTTCCTGCCCCCGTTGGAGCGTTGCCGTGCCGGCAGTCACGCTGGCCAACACCACCTCCCAGCGGGTTGCAGACGCGCCCACGGCGTCGCTCAGGACCAACACATAGCTGCCATCCGGCAAATCCAGCGCGGCCGTCAGCGCTCCGGCAGCCAGCGCGATCTCGCGCTGCCAGAAGTTGATGAATTGCATGATTACCTCGGATTGGGTCAGACGAAGCTGGGGGTTTGGCTGGTGTCGGTGGCGTAGGCGATCACGTGGTCGACGGGGTGGTAGGCGGGGCTGTACTGCGCGCCCTCACCACGCGCCAAGGCCTGAGCATGTGCGAACACCAAGGCCATCTCACGGCGCGGCACAACGCCAGGCGCTGCCGGCCTGACCTCGGTCAACGTCATCGACTCGGCTCCACCGTCCAGGTCATAGCTGATGGTGTCGAAGCTGAACTGCAGAGTATCGGCGTCGCGCTCTCCCGGTCCGAGCGGGAACGCCATCAAATAGGGCGCCACGCTCTCACCAGACACATAGGTTGGGTTTGTCGGCCAGCTCTGCGGCCACGGGCCGCCTTTCTCAGCCAGCCCAGCAGTTGGCGTCCCGGAGCTGGAGATATCCACGCGCTCAGGGTTGATGAAGCCGCTGATCCAGTGGCCTATGTAGCCGGTGGCCCATGCCCAACCGAGCCCGGCCGGAACGATTCCGGCGCTAACCGTTGCGCTGTAGCTGCGCCTGTTGATGAAGCTGTAGACACTCAGGCCATTGCGTTTGATGGTCAGCGTTTGCTCTACCTGCTCGCTGATCGTGCGCGCTACGGACACCGCCGGTTCATCAACGCTGGTCCACGGGTTTGCGTTGATGCCCACACCGTCGCCGTAGGCACTGAGCGAGCCAGTCGCCGTTCCAGACCAGCCAGGGTGATCACCCTGATACTCGTAGCGGGTATCGAAGCTCATCTCCATTAGCTGGTCGGCTTCGTCGAACAACAGCGCGATAGTTCTGCCGGTGCGGCCGCAACTGGCGCTGAGCACCCCGCGCAGGTAGGCATCCACGAGCTGGCCATCTGCCGGAATTTCTGAGAGGCCAGTGACGTTGATGGTGGCTGTTCCGCCACCTTCCGGGAAGTACGGAAAGTCCGGCCCATACGGGTACACCGCCCCCTGAAGCTGCGCGGACACCAGCAGCAGACAGGTATCGTACAGCTCGCCCGGCAGTGCCGCCGTCGGGTGCGTGGTATCCCACGCCCCACGCACCTGGGCCTGGCTGCGTAGCACGCTCAGAGTCGCGCTCAGCTCGCCATCATCATCGGTCACCGCCAGCTCCAGAAAGCCGCTCGGCAACGCGTTGGCAGGCGCCACCGGCACAAGCGCCAGAATGCCGCGGCTACCGGTGCTGTTTGCCATCCCCTGGTAGACGAATCGCTCGCCGGTCGTGAGCTGCTGCAGATCCGCACAGGACACACTGAGGCTTACTGGTTCCATCGGAGCGCCATCCAGGTAGCCGAACGGGCGGCAGTCCAGCTCCAGGGTGTACGGCTGGCCTGGTACGGCGTTTGGCAAAGCGCCCAATCTGAGCACCCAACGCCGCCCGAGGCTGTCGATGTGAATCCACCCACCCAGCGGCTGACCGTAGATTGTGCTCCCGTGGAAGGCCTGAGCCTTCACCAGGGCATAGTTCTGCCACACGCGCCCTTCGGCGCGCTCGGCTTCCAGGGTCTCATCATCGAGAGGAACCGGCCCGGCATCGGGGTGCCGAACAATCTGCAGCGTCGCTGGAGACGGCGGCCAATAACCCTGTGGCAAAGGGAATTCCTGCCCATCCACCAGCAGCACCGGGAATCCGCTCCCCGAGAAAAGACCATGGGCCGTGTGGCCGAACAGCGTCACCTCGTCTGCCGGATGCTGGCCGAGTTCGATCATGGTGCGGGTACCGGGTTGGGATCAGCGAATAACTGAACGACTTCAGCGGCGTTGGCATCGGCCTGGATGATTTTCTTGATCGGCTTGATGCGAAACGAAAGCAAGCCATCAGAGCTGGTAATGGTCTTTTCAGCCCAGTATTCACGGGTGGCGTAGGTAGCCTCCGTTAGCGGGCTGACGATTCCAACGCCACCCGTGGTCGGCTCCACATAGTCACCGCGCCCCTGCTTCGCCTCCAACCGGCCTCGCGGGTCCAGAGCCGTGAGCGTTTTTCGCTGGCTAGCCGGGCTGACCAGGCTGTTGATGTCCTCCACAGCCTTGCGCCCATTGCGCCTGGAGGCCATCTGATCACCGGTCCCGCGGCGGGCCGTCATGGCCGTGCCGACCGCACGGCGCTGCTGCTCAAGGCTGCTGGGCATCAGTACAACTCCAGAAGGTCGTTCGGAATGGCGATCCGGTACACCGCAGGGATCTCCACCACGTTCTCGTCGCGCAGGGTCTCCAGTACCTCATCCGCCGTCGCCTGAAAGCGCCGAGGATAGTCACCAGAGGTCATGCTGTAATTGCCGGAGAAGCCGTCGAGCGTCTCGTCGTAGGGTGGGTCCCCAATGCCGTCCGCCAGCTGCGACGGCATCGAGTCCTCAATGGGGCTCGGCCCCTCCTCCTCTTCGGGCGGGAGCACGCTGAATGGCGGCGGCACAAGCGGGTCACTGACGGCGCCACCACCACGCATGACCGCAATGGTCACGGTGGTCAACGCCACGCCGGTTTCCAAGCTCAGCCGGTGCTGCAGGCGGACCACCTTGCCCTTGGCTCGCGCGCCCTGGTCATCGAGGTGCACGGTATGGCGCAGGTCCAGGCCAGTCACCCAGCTGGTGGGCACATCCCAGCTGAGCTGGGTGCCACGATGGGCGGCCACGATGGTGGCGCCGGCCTGGTTCAGCAGGGTGAGCAGCTGCGCTTGGCGGCGCGGCTCATCCCGCACATCCTGATGCCCGCTCGTGCCACCGGTGATTTCGTCAGACTCCCAGGCCTCCGCCAGATCGGACTCGACCTCCACGGCAGCACCCTGTCGCTCAATCACCTCGCCCACAGCCGCCACACTGGCGTCGGCCACTACCCGGAGCTTGTAGTTCTCGGTAACAGCCTGGTTCCAGCGCCTGGCACCGACCACCCTAGCGGCCAGAACCAACTCATTGTGGTTGCGCGACGCGGCGAAACCAATTGGGGGGTCGCAGTAGGTGCCGCTGGGCGGCAGCACCTGGTAGGCGCTGGCAATAACCGTCTGCCCGCCACCGCTCACCGCACTCTCTATCATCTCGATGGTCGGCAGTTCAGTGGTGTGCTGAAGCCAAAGGCAGAAACCCGTCATGCCACTGGTGCCCACCATGTCCGGGTGCGCCCAGACGTACGTCAGATTGCGCTGCCAGAGGCGAGAGAACCGGTAATCGCCTTCGATCTCGACGGTATTGATCTGCACACTCAGGTCACTGAGCTGCACGTCCAGGCTGTCATACACCGTGCTACCTGCGCCAAACGTGAAATCAGGCTGGGCAGCCGTATACCAGCTGGTCACCCGCACGGAGCCATAGGCATCGCAGTCCAAGGAGGCGGCTCGGGTGCTGAGCCGCTCCAGGGCGTAATCCCAGCGGCTGCGGCCAGCAACAGGCTCGAATACATCCTCGGACCAGTAGCCGCCCACCAGCGCGTCGATCGCGCTGATCTCCATCGCCTCCACCCGCTGCTGCAGCTGATCGCTGCAGGTGCAGGACAGCGTCCTGGTGGTGCGATTCCACGAAGGGTCGGCCACGCGGCCGGTAAACAGGCGCTGCTCCGTGGTCACGCCCGCCATGGTGCCGATGTAGTCCAGGGCCACGCTGCGGCCTTTCCAGTCAGTCGGCGTCACCGGACCAGCAGGCAGGCACAACTCGAAGGAGCAGATGCCGGCCGCGCCTTCCTCTCTGTCGACTTGTGGCTCACCGACCAGGCGCGAAGACCAATCCACGCCATCCACCAGCAGCCGCGCCACCCAACGGATGGCGCTGGCACCGCCCACCGGAACAGGCTCTGCGGCACCACCGAACGAACCGCCCAGCGGGGTAGCCCCGATCGGGGCGCCGCCGAACATTAAGCCTCCTCCCAGCTGATCGACCAGCCATGCGCGGCTGCGCCGCTGTTCAGGCTCTTCGTGGGCTTGGTGGCAAACACCTGATACACCGGCAACCAGTAGAAGGCATACAGCGTGGCCCCGGCGACAGGCGCTGCCGTGGCAACTCCGGCCGCATAGGTACATGCCGTTTTGATCCACTCCTTACCCACCAGCGCCAAGGCCCAAGGGGCATAGTCCGGACGCGGCTCGCTGGAAAGTGCTGCAGACAAGGCCGGGGTCGTGATGGTCTCCGGCTGGGTGCTTCGCAGCTCCAGTGGCTGGCTGTAGTCCAGGCCATCAAGCCCAGGCGGCATCCACCCGTTGCCCGTGATACTGCCGCGCGCCTTGCCAGTCCAGTGCGTCATCTTCACCAGGGCGCCCAGGCTCATGCGTACAGTGCTCGCACCCTCCACGCCCTCGGCGGAAAACTCAGGCGCGCCAGCGTGCAGCACGATGGGCACACCGCCCAGCATGAGGTGAGGGAATGTCATGAGTACTCCAGAGCAATAGCGCCAGCGATAGGCGCCGGCAGGTCAGCGGCGTCGAGTGCCGCCAAATTTGAGGCGAAGCAGCTGCAGGTTTTCCGACTGGCTGGCAGGCACGCTCACCGTGAGCGATTCACCGCCCGGGAACACCAGGGTGGTGTCGCCCAGATACGCATTACCCCCGCCAGCTAGCAGCTCAGGGCTCGGCTGCGGAATGGGCGGCAACGAAAGCCCCGTGCCCACTACCCCGCCGGTGGCGAACTTCGGCAGTTGCAGCCTGTTGAGCTGGTGAACCATGCCCGCGCCATAGTGCTGCACCGCACGCGCATTCAGAACACCCTCGCCGTTGCTCAACCTGGCCAGGATGCTGTCGCTGGTACCCGTGCCAGGCCCACGCAGGATGCCACCGGTTGCGGCCGCGGGAATGGAAGGATCGACCGTGCCACCCTGAGGCGCCTGCGCGGTCACTGTAGCCGGGATAGTAAGAATCACACCCGCCTGCTTGGCTAAAGCTGCGAGATCATTCAGCAGTTTCTGCTGAGCCTCCTCGTCCAGGGTCGGAGCGACCTTGATATCCTTCAGCTCCTCAAGCGCGGCCTTCGTTTGCAAGGCAGCAGCCTTAGCGGCATCGAGCTTTTTCTGGGCCTCGTCGATTCCCTTCTGGTCAGCCCCCTCCTCGATCGCCTGCAACTCCTTGATGAAGCCAGCAAAGCCGTAGGTGTTCTCACCAGCAGCAGCCAACCCCTGCAGCACGGCGAGTGCCGCCTGAGCCTGGCGTTTGGCCTCATCGACATCGCCTGCCTGCAGGGCGTTGCGGGCCCCCACCTTCAGCGCACTGGCCTGCCCGTAGGATGCCTCCTGCGCCGGACCTGCACTCAAGCTGGCCAGCGCCTCCTTGTAACGCTGCTGGGTCTCCAGCTGGTCCTGCTTGGCCTTGGCCAGCTCGCTGGCGGCTTTGCGCTCGGCGTCGACCTGCCTCTTCAGAGCCGCCTCGGTATCCTTTACCTGCTGTTCCAGGATCGCAGCGCCCTCCTTGGCGGCGCTCTGTTGAAGCGCTTTCATTTCGGCGGCATGCATATCGAACTGAGTTTTTCGCTCCTGAAGTACCTCACCCTCCTCTTTCACGGCCTCTTTCGCGTTCTGGGAGAAGGTCTTGATACCAGCAATCTCTCCAAGCTTTTCGGCCCCTATAGCGGCTAGGTTGAGCAGCGGCACCAGGCGCCCGAACTCGGCGGAAATATTAGCCATCCCAGCGGCCGCCTTGTCGGCATCGCCACCACCCAGAAGCTTGAGCGATGCTGTAAGGGCCTCGATTCTATTGATCAGTGCCTGTGAGGCACCGGTTGCCTGGTCAAATTGCCCCAAAAGCTGCTGCCAGGAGTTGTTCAGCTTCGTGGTAGCAGAAGCCCAAGTCTCAGGCATCAGCTCAGCCTCGGCCCGCAGCTTCGGTAGAACCTTGTTCGACAGCTCCAGCAACATATCGCTGGTGATCTCTCCCTCCAGCACCATGTTCCTGAACTCACCAACGGTTACACCAAGCTCCTGAGCGAAAGCACGGATCAGCCTGATGTTGCCATCAGCCACCGAGTTGAACTCCTCAGCCTGGAAAACACCCCGATTCAAAGCCTGCACGTACTGCTGCATTGCGCCTGAGGCCTGCTGGGCGGTCGCACCGCTGATGCGCAGGCCAAGGGCAAAGGCTTCAGTAGTGTTGGCCGCATCCTGCTGGCTACCCCCGAGCTCACGGACGGGCGGAATCAGCTTGGAATAAAGCTCAGCGGTATCCGTCAGCGGCGCACCTGCCGCATCCGCTATACGGGCCGAATCTGCCAGTGCCTGGTTGAGCTGTTCCTGGCTATCAGTCGCTAAATCCAGCTGGGCACGCATGTTCTTGATCGGGTCAACAGCAGCAGCGTACTGCGCTGCCAGGGCGGCGGCCCCTGCAATGCCACCCACGGCACCGGCCAGGCGTCCAGTGGTCAGCCCCTCCAGCCCGCCAATACCTCCCTGCGCACCAGACAACGCCTTCAGTTCATTCTTGCTCTCGCGAATGCGCTGGGTGAGCTGCTGCTGAGCAACGGCCAGCTCCTGAGTGCTCAACTTGCCGCTGGTGCGCAGCAAATCGTATTGCTGGCGGGCCTTGGTGATCTCAGCCTGCAAAGCGCGGTAGCGGTTGACGCCAAGGTTATCCCTGGCCGCCTCCGCGTTGGCCTGCCGCTGTGCGATGGCCTGTTGCTGCAAAGCGGCAGCACGCTCCCGAATGCCGCGCGCGGCTGCATCTGCTCGGCCGGTGCCGAGCGCTTTACTCATCTCGGAATTCAGACGCCGCTGCTCAGCCGCAAGCCGCGAGGTGTCCACACCGGCGCCGGTAAGCTCCGCGCGCATACGGCTGAGTTGGCTGGTCTGCAGCGCCTCGGTACGCTGCAGCTTCTGCAGCTCGGCAGCAGCCTCCTTGAACGACTGCTTCAAGCGCTCGGTCGGATTGTCAGTGCGGATCAGCTCGGCCTGCAGCTCGCTCAGGCGTTGCTTTGCCTGCTGCACTCGCTTGCCGGTGGCCTCTAGGGAGGCCTCCAACTCACGGGTGGCATTGACCTGCCGCAGGGGTTTTTCCACCTGGCGAACGAGGTCGGCGTACTCCTTGCGGAAGCCCGCAACCTCTCGGGTCGCCTGGTCCAGGTCAGCCGAAACCCGGAGTTCTACTTCTGCCATGACTTCAGCCTTTCAGTGCGCGCTGGAACAGCGTCCATGGATAGTCGAGTGCCTGGTGATGTCCGAGGCGGATCAGGCACACAACGGCTTGGTCGAGCTGGCTCAGGAAGTAGCCTGTTGGCGCTTGAGCCTGGCCAGCATCTCGAAAAAATCAGGGTTCGCCTCACGGCAACCTTCGATTACGGTGCGCAGCGCACTGGGAGGAAGCCCATCGATCTGCTCTTTCGTCAGGTTGGTGAGCATGGGCAGGTCGACCAGGCGCATGTCCTCGAACAGGCAGCCATCAACAACGTCCACCTCCACAACGGTTGAAAGCAGGCCCCGCAGGCGGCCCACCGTCAGCTCACGGCAAACCACCTCCAGCTCGCCAATGCGCTTGTTCACCACATTGCCGATGTCGTTCATCTCAATCTCCGGGCAATAAAAAACCCGCCGAGGCGGGTTTCTTAGTTTTATCTACATAACTTCGACCAGGCTTTTTCAAACTCGTCTTCGTCAACTTCCTCCTCGAAGAAGACAAGCCCTCCACCCGATGCCATATATCGCTGGTAGCCTTTAAAACCACCAAAGGAATTCTTGGAGTTCACTTCGCCGCAAGCTCCGCCTGATCTACCAACGAATTGTCCACGGAATGAGGCTGAGTCCGGGTCTTTCAGGCGCGCAAGAACGGCCTTTTCTCCAACCGCATTGATAGCCCAGGCGTTCTCGGGCTTCCTTAACTCAGCTCGCGCCTCCCTTACCTCGGCTGATTCGGCGGGCTCACTAACAACCCAAGTGGGTCGCAGCTTCTTGTTGGTCTGAGGCTTCTGTTGTACCGGGGCTTTCCACGCGCCTGAGTGGCCCACCAGTGCCGCCTTGAACTCAACGGTTCGGCACGCCCTCTCTGCAATCGCTTGCGATCGCTGATCGGCCTTCACCTGCTGGTGAGTACCTCCCTCGAAGCCCCAAGTCGCGCCGATGCAGTCGACGACATAGGTGTCCGCACCGCTCTCACCCTGCACAGTGATCTTCACACGGGTCTCGTCCAGCGGATGGACGCCCAGAACACGTTGTCCACCGCCTATAAGGTCGGCGGCCAAGCAAAGCTGTGACATAAACAGCGCCAGGGGCGCGAGGAACATGCGCATGAGGATTCCCTCCCGTTCAAATTGGAAGGGAATCTACTTCATCACTTCACAGCTGGTCACCCCACCAGCCGCTGCTTCTGCAGCTTGCCATAGGCGGACTTGGCATCGCCGGTGGCGCGGGATTCCTCGCGCAGCACCTCGGCGCGCACGTTCATGGTCATGAAGTCCTCGTTGCCGATCACATCGCGACTCTCGGTGGGGCTGAACTTCACGCGCCAGTAGTGGGCGTTGAACTTGCCCTTCTCGCCCACGGCGTTGGCCCCCTCCATCAGGAGGTACCACTCCTCGCCGGAGTTGGTCAGCAGCTCGATCTCATCGAATGCCGCGCTGGTGTAATCCACCTTGGCCACAACCTCGGCCGCCTGAACCACGGTGATCGAGAAGCCATCACCGGCAGCAAAAGGCGTCGCACCGGCGGTAATGGTGAAGCTCAGGCCGCCGGTGCTGAAAGGAGTGCCGGCAGTGCCAGTGCCAACCGCGCCGCCCGGGCCGGTCACGTTGAAGGCCGTGCTGCTGGTAAAGCTGACGGAGTAGGCGCCGACGGCAGCAGAGGTCACTGTGACAGCGCCCATGGTGCCATTGCCGGTGTTGCCGCCGGCTTTCGGCGCGCTGCTGGCGGTTTTGCTGCTCAGTTGGGTGGTGATGAAGTCGGCCAGGTCACTGTCCTCGATGACCTCGATACCGGCACCGGTCATACGCCAGTCGATATCCTCATCGTACTCATCGCCGTCGATGGCCACTTTGGTGATTTCCAACGGCATCAGAGCCAGGGCGGTGGTCTGGCCAACACCAAGCACAACATCCTCGCCAGTTACCGCTGTGCTTGGCACTTCGGCAATGTCGGCATACAGGGCATTGGCCAGGTTGCGGGAGTTGATCTCGCGTACCGCCATGTTGATGAAGAAGCGGTCCACCCGGGAGAACGTATCGTAGGTCCCACCCTGCGGAGAGGTGGTGTCTTGCAGGCGAATCTCGGTCTGCTCGATCTGCTCCTGGGCGCTAGAGACCAGGCCCATGAAGTCGGTCGGCGCGCGGCCACCGGCCTTACCCAGTTTGAAGCGGCCGCCGATCAGGGCGGTTTCTTTGACTTTCGGCATGGTAGTGCCCTCAGTAGTCGATGGAGTCGACGATGGTGATGATGTGGATAGGGATCAGCACGGTGGCGGCCGGCAGGCCCTCGCCCGGCGGTACAGGTTCGGGGGCCCCAACGGTGAGGTTCGGCGCCATCTTCGGCAGCCACTCTGGAGGCACGCCCTCGGTCGGTGTCAGGCACTGGAGCAGGTCCAGCTCGATGTCCTCGATCGCCTCTTCGTAGCCATCCAGCCCCGCCGTGACGGCGCCAATGACGGTGAAGCCGGTCAGCATCCGCAACGCGTTGCCGCCACCCTTGGGCTCCTTGCCCTTGCCGCGCTGCACAACCACCATGCCGGTGGCCGGCACGTCCTGGGCCTTGGTGATCTCACTGAACCAGCCAGCCTTTACCAGGCCGCCGATCTCCGTTCGGTAGCCGTTGCTGGTGCGGATGGTTTCCAGCCGGGAAATCAGCGCCTGGCGCACTTCTGTGATGACGTTGCTCATGGCTGCACCATGCAGGCAGCGGTCATCCAGTCCCCATCGTCAGCGATGACGCGCTGGACCAGTAACCGCTCGCTTCCAAACAGAAAAACCCCACCGGCTTCGACGGACTTGAGGCAGGCACAACGCCAGGTAACGCCCACCAGAGAGGTCTGAAACACCTCACCAGCGCCCGCCACCTCCAGATTGCGATCGATGATCACCGGTATGCCTTTCTTCTCACCGGCCCCGATCTGGGGAGGCCGGTAAGTGGCAGCCCCGTCGCTGAGGCTTTTCATCACCAGAGTGTCGAGGTCGTCGACCAGTTCGCCGAAGCCGGACATGTCAGAGCTTCAGCTCGCGCACAGCCAACGGACGGGTGCACAGGTGCAGGGGGTTGGACTGCGCCTCGCCCATCACGCCTTTGTCGAACGGCATGCGCTCGAGCTTGGCGTAGTACGGAAGGCCCTCGGTGTTGACGGTTTCCATGTAGTTCGCCGGGGCGAAGGCGCTGATGAACAGCTCCGGCACGCCTTCCGGGAACACACGGGCGCGGTCATCGGCGACAAAGGCGGCGCCATTGTGCTTACCGACAGAGCGTTCCCACAGAATGCCGCCGAAGCTGAAGGCCTGCCGCCGGTCACCACGCAGTGCCGAGGCGGCCTCGCTTGCCAGGTAGGTTTCGCGCACGTTCTTGTGGGCAATCAGCTTGGCCCAGAAGGTTTTACCGCACAGCGCACGGGAACCGGTGCTCGGTACGTTTCCGAGGGCATCCTCGATGGCATCCAGCACCTCCACGCACTTGCCGCTGACATCGGTGTCGGCGCTATTCAGGCCCATGGCGAAGGCAGCAGGGCGGGGGATGCCGAAGCGTTGGAAGATATCGAGCAGGACGGCTTCGCCGTCGGCGTCAATCACCTTGCCGCCCAGGGCACCAATGCGCTGATATTCGTGGGTGAGATCGAGCTGTCGGCGGGCTTTTTCCACGCGACGAGCGACTACCGACTGCACCGCCTGCAGCTCGGTCGTGCTGCCTACTGCACGAATGCCCTGAATCTCGTCCGCGAGAATCTGGAAGATCTGCGGCAGATGCACAGTATTGAAGGGGATGAGCTCACGTTTGTCGGCCAGCACTGCGAAACCGTTACCGCCGCGCGGCGCCGCTGGCACCAGGGCCAGGGTGGTACCGTCCTTCTCGATCTGGACAGTGGTGGTGGGCACGCCCTGCTCTTCGAATAGGTTCATGCCGGCGATCTGGCCGGGCAGCGTGTGATCTTCGTTGATGACAGTGAGAAGGCTGGAGACGCTGAACGCCTCGTCTTCGAAAATTTGAATCTCGGCCATGATGGGCTCCTAGAAATGACAAACCCCGCAATGGCGGGGTTTAGTGTTGTCCGGATCGGGGCGGGTCAGGGGCGGACGATGATGCCCTGGTCAAGCAGGTCGGCCTTGCCGTTTGCGTCCAGGCCGCTGAGCAGGCGTTCGGTCACCTCGGCATCACGGACGATGGCCGCGGCGCGGACATCTTCCGTGGTTGCGTCAACCGCGGCATACAGCACGGCGCTGGCAGCGCGGCGGCCATCGTCGGTGCCGTCATCGTCGTAGGCGGTGTATTCGCCGAGGCCGGCCTTGACGGCCAGGTTGAAACCGTCACCCACCGCGAAGTCGGTAGAGCCATCGCTCAGCGTAAAGCTGATGCCGCCACCGCTGAACGCAACGCCGACGGTGCCGGTGCCCACCACATTCCCCAGCGGGTCGGTGACTTCGAAGCTGCCACCGTTGGCCGCAGCCGTGGTGATCTCCAGCACATAGGTGCCAGTGATGGCGGCCGAGGTCACGCTGGTGGAGCCCACAGTGCCGTTGCCGGTGTTGCCCCCCTGTGCGGTAGAGGTCAGGGCATTGGCTGCGGTGATCTTGGCCAGCACAGTGCCGGCGGGCAGCACGCCGGAACCCGCGCTGATGATGATGTTCTCGCGGCTGCGTTCGCCGGATGCCTCCGACAGGAGGAACTCGCCGGCGTGTACGCCTTCGGTCTTGATGTTCATGCGGTGATTCCTCCTTTAGAGGCTTGATTGCGGCGCTTGGCGTAAACCTCGCTGGGCGCCGGTGGTTGGTAAGCAGAGTTCTGCGGCAGATCGTCCAGCGGCGGCAGGCTGCTGATCTCAACTGCGCCGCTGTTGCTGGCCAGCTTGTCCCACAGCTTCAGCCGCGCTTCATCGGGGCTGGCACCTGCAGCGATCAGGCCGGGGGCCTCATCGGGCAACTTGGCGACGACGCAGACGGCATGAATGGCCTTCGCCCGGGTCAGCTCGGCCTGGACCGCTTCCGCGCTCTTCAAGCCGCTGGACTTGATCAGCGCAGGGAGGCATGCCGAAAGCCCGGCGGCTGTACAGTCAACAGCGAGCTGTGCGGCCAGGGCGGCAGCCTCCGGCGACTGAGGTTCCGGGGCCGGCTCGGGCTCTGGATCAGGTGTCGGCGCGGGGTCAGGCTCTACTTCGGCAACAAGCTGCCGGGCGGCTTCCGGAACGTTTCGATAGCGATTGAGGATCTTGCCCATCGCCGCGTTACGGGCCAGCGGCTGGCCAGCACCCAGGATTTCGTCGACGAAGCCGAACGCCTTGGCCTCGGCTGGGGTCAGCCAGGTTTCCTCATCAATCATGCGGCTCAGCTCGGCCTCATCGACCGTAAGCTCGCGGTGCTGGTAGCTGGCGATGATCCCCTCGCGGGCCTTGTCCATCATGTCGGCCATCTTGCGCAGCTCCTCGCTGCCGCCGGCCATCCACGTCCAGGGGTTGTGGATCATCATCAGGGCGTTGTCGGCCATCTCGATACGGTGCGCGCCGCAGACGGCAACGCTACCTGCGCTGAAGCAGGCGCCATCGATACGACCGGTGCAGCGCTCACCCAAGGCGCGCAGGGTGTTGTGGATGGCGATGCCATCGAAGAGGTCGCCTCCGATGGTGTCGAAGTGGACCAGCACTTTCGACACACCATCGTCCTGGGCCTGCAGGTCGCGAATGAAGTCTCCCGAGGTCACGCCCCAGTAACCGATCTCGCCGTAGATGAAGACCTCGATGACCTTGGCATCGCCCTCGCCAATGTCGCGGATGCTGTACCAGTGCTCGGCCTGCAACTCAGGAGTGCCGGCGGCCTTGTTGAAGATGCGCGGCGGCCCCGAGAAGGCGAAGCCAGGCGAGGCCAGGGCAATGGACAGGGCCAGCGCCAGGTGCTTGTGCTTGATCATTGTTCGTCCTCTTTGCCACCTGTGGGGGCGGCTATTGCGGTGGTGTAGTTGAGGCCCAGGCTCTTCTCCCGGCGCTTGTCGTCGGCGTTCTCTTGGTCGATCTGCTCGGCGTCATAGCCTTGGCGAAGCGTGTGTTCGCTCCGACTGGCAAGACCGCCAGCGATCTCCAGCAGCTTGCCCTGCACGTCCTGCACCGGATGTATGTAGGCCCATCCCTGCGGCACCCAGCGAGTGCGCAGATACTCGCGGCGCTTGGTCGCGTAGTCCGGCAGGTCGATAGCGCCAGAGAGCACCGCCGCGTCCAACCAGGCCGCGCGAACCGGCCGACAGAGCTGGAACACGTAGACCGAGAACTGCAGCTGCTCGATGCGGCGGCGAAACTCGTTGAGCAGCACCCGCAACACGCGGTCACTGATGTCGGCCATGTCGCCAGTCAACAGCTCGTAGGGCAGACCCACGCCCGCGGCGACGGCTTGCAGCTGCTGCCGCATGAAGTCGACATAGGTGTTGCCGGCATCGGGCGGGTCGGAGAACTCGATCTCCTCGCCCTCCATCAGCTCCTGCAGGGTGCCGGGCTCCATCGCTGCCATGGGTGTGCCATCGCGATCAGCCTGAATCGGTTGCCCCGTGAGCGGGTCCAGTACCGGCGGCCCACCTTCCGGGCGCGGCTTGGTGATGAAGCCGGCGAAGAGGTTGCTCACCTCCTGACGGAACAGCACCGCGTCGTCGTAACTGTCGAGCGACTTCAGGCGCAGTAGTACCGGAGCCAAACGCGGAACGCCGCGTAGCTGCCCGCCTTCCAACGGTTCGAAAATGTGCAGTACCTGGTCCGCCGGGATGCGGTGCAGCTCGTTGTAGGTGGCGCCGGCCGCGCGGAAGTCGCCCGGGTGGCTCTTGTACATCCAGTACGCCACCCGGCGACCGACAGGGTCGAACTCGATGCCGGCCCGAACGATGTTCCCGCGGCGGGTGGTGAAGTTGCGCTCTGTCGGGCAGAACTCCGGTGCCAGCACCTGCAACTGCAGGGGTACCGCCAGACCATCCTCCAGCTTGCGCTGGCGGAACCGCACAAAGCACTCGCCGCTTTCCTCCACCACACGGGCAATTACCGCCTGTAACCCGTAAAAGTCAGTCCGATTGTCGGCGTCCGCTTCGTCCGTCCAGTCTTCCCAAAGCAGGTTGAGCGCCGAGCGGAGGTCAGGATCAGCGATCCTGGCGCGCGGGGTGATGCCCGTACCAATCAGGCTGCTGACACGACGGTCGATGGCGCTGAAGGCGTAGGGATCATTGCGCACCGCTGCGCGAGAACGGCGCCGCAGGGTTGGTAGAGCCGGAATGGCTATGGCATTCAGCGCCGCTTCGGGGGCATCCCAGCCCTGTGCGCGCCGGCCTTGGCCGGCTCCTTCGTAGCTGTTGCGGAGGCGGCCAGAGCCGCGAACTCGCCGAGCCATCATGCCCCCTTGCCGCGGCTGTAGATCCGCACCTGACGTGGACGCCCTACCTGAGCCTCCCGCGCCGCGTCGGCGGCGTACTGTTGTTCCAACATCCGGAGGCTCGCCAGCTCGGCGCGTTCGATGTGGCGGTCAGCCTTACGCACGCTCTGGCCTTTCTGCAGGATGTCCGTGATCGCCGCCCGGACTTCATCCAGGCGCTGCTGTGCATTGCTCATGCTGACCTCGACTTATCGACGACTGAGATACCCGCTGCGCGAGGTACGCCGGCCAGTTGGCTTAGGCTGTGGTGTGGCAGTAGGCACTGCCTGTTGAGGCCTGGAAGGCAGTGTCACCTGGATCGGCTCTTCATCATCCGCAGCGCTGGTGGCCTGGGCTTGGGGTGCGGTGAACAGGTTGCCCTGGCCAACTGCAGCACGAAGGTTGCTCCACTGCGGTTCGTGGTACCGATGCAGTCCCAGGAACTGTGCGGCGGCCAGGTTGTACACCATGAGATCGAGCGCTTCGTTGCGCTCCGACTTGGCCTTCACCCACTCGATGCGCTTGAAGCCCTTCACGTAGCGGGTGACTTTGCGCTCCGCAACGCACTGGTCGAAGAACTCGGCCGGAAGGTCTACCGAAAAATGCAGAGCACCCGGCCCTCCCTCCAGTGGGTAGCGGTTGTAGATCCAGTCCTTCGCGGTGTCGGTACCGATCATCCATAGCTCGGCACCTTGTTTTTCGGTGTTGCCGCGCCAGGTGACATCGACCTTTGAGGGCCGCTGAGCCAGTACCGGGCGGCCCCGCTTGCTGGAACCTTTCACCGCCAGCACGTTGCGCCAACGACGAAGCCGGGTGAACTGGTACACCTCGTCCGTGTGGTGACCGCCGGAGTCGATGCACGCGGCACAGATCGAAAGGTCGACGCCGCTGACGTGGCGATACCGCTCCTTCAGCTTCTCGTCGAGCAGAGCCCAGGTGCGCTCGTCGGCGGGGTCGCCAGGGATCACTTGGAAGTCCACCGTCCAGCGTTCCATGCCTTCGCCCCAGCCCATCACCAGCAGCTCCAGCCGGTTGTGCTGTGTATCGACAGCGGCGGTGAGGATCAAGGCGCCAGCCGGCACCAGGCCGAGCCGGTGCCCTTCTGCCTCGGCGCGCTGACGCAGCTCGTCGGCCTTGGTCATCTCCTCGGCGCTGTCCCACACCTTGGCAAGCCGAGTGTTGTAGAAAACCTGCATGGAGCCAGGGTCGCCCTTCTCCTGCAGTTTCTTGGCCTCGTCGTACTCCTTGGCCATATCCGTCCAGCTGAGCCAGCCCGGTGGCGCATAGAGCGCACTGAGCGTGAAGCTGACCGTCTCGCCATCGCCTGCTGCATGGGCTCGCCACTCGCCAGCCTCAAGCATCGCGGCCTTGTGGTGCTCCTCGATCAAGGCGCCGCAATCGGGGTTGCAGCACAGGTACTGCACCTGGCGGTAATCGTCGAGGTACTTCAGCCCCTCCCACTCCAGCACCTGGTAGGTAGCGCAGTGCGGGCACGGTACATAGAAGTGCCGCTGATCACCCTGCTCGAACAGGTCGAAGATGCGCGAGACGCCCTTCAGGGTTGGCGAGCTGGAGTAGTAGAACTTCGCACGGCGCCCGAAGGTGGACCCTCGGGCCTCTGCCTGCTTTACCGGGTCGCCATCGTTGTCGACGTCCAGTTCCCAGCGGTCGATTTCATCGCCGTACACGTACCGAGCTGAGAGCTCAGCCAGGTTGGAGGCCGAAGCAGCAGTTGCGCAGTAAAGCGCGCCGCCCTCGAACTCCTTGGTGTCCAGAGTATTGCGTGCATCCCGGGAGCGAGGCTTGGCTACCCGCTGGGTGAGCACCGGCACAGCCTTGATCGTCTTGTCGATCCGGCCGGAAACCCGCTTGCTCAGCTTTTCCGTTGGCAGCAGCACAAGGAAGTTGGCAGGCGCCATGTGGATGCTGCCACCGATCCAGTTGAGCGCCACCTGCGTCTTCATAAGCTGGGAGGCGATCATGGTCACCACACGCTTCGCCGGGTGCATCGGTGAGAGGCAGCGCTGCGGCTCGCGGGCAAACGGTGTGCGGTCGGTGTGGTACTTGCCAGGCTCGGCCGCTCCGGTGTCCGGCGGGATCATCTGGTATTCGTCAGCCCACTCGTCGATCCACAGCTCAGGGTCGGGCATCAGCCCTCTGCGGTATGCCGCCAGGTACGCGGCGGCACCATCGGCATACGGTTGTTCCATAGCTCAGTTCGTCTCTGTGTCGCCTTGTGCAATCTGCAGCTGGCGGTCAGCATCTTCCAGGGCACGGCGTATCGCCTGCACCAGGCGGCGCTCGATTTCCCAGGGGTCGGTCAGTGTCACCAGCTCGCCAGCAACTTTGGGCGGGATACCCAGCATCAGATCGCGCAGGGTGCGAGCAGCTGTGAAGGCCGCGGAATCCACGAGGGCCTGTTCGACCAGCTCCCCTCGGCTCTTGCGGTGCTCATCCTCGGCAAGCAGCGCGAGGGCATGCTCACGGCGGGCCCGGGCTTTCTGGTAATCCGGAGTGGTACCCGCAGGCCCAGGTGGTACCAGAGCCGGGCTTGGTGCGGCTGATGGCGCGATGTGGGCATAAACCCCCTTCTCCACCCGATCCTGATGATGCCGTTGAGCGACACCTGCCTTACTGGGGTCGGCACTGGCAGCGAGCAGTTCATCGCTTGCCTCAGCATCCACTTTCCCATCAGCGGTGATGACCAGGCGCCCTTGCCCCA